GCTGATGGCTTGACGGTAAACGACGGCCCCACCCCAACATTTGAGCCGTCTCAGATGGCACCGCTTGCTGAGGGCAAGCCTCAGTATATCCAAGGTGAAGTTACACCGGACCAGCCCGACACCAGCGCAACGATAGGAGACTGACATGGCCACACAGCCCCGCACTAAGCCCGACCGCGACAGCTTGGCGGCAGCCCTGGCCCGCATACGCATCAACGGCACACGGCGCGCCATACAGGCCGCACAGCGCCGCATGGATGCAGCAACAGCCGACGCGCTACGGGTGGAGGCATGATTGCCGCGCTATACGTACAGACCGGAGGCAGCTATTACGGCATCGATGGTGTCGACCCTTGGGATGAGGCCCGAGACGCGCGCCAGTATCGTGGCCTGTCGCCTGTCGTGGCGCACCCACCTTGCCAGCGATGGGGTAAGCTATGGGCAGGTCAGCCGTTGTGGATCAAGCGCACAGGCGAACGCAAGATCAAGGGCGATGATGGCGGGTGCTTTGCGGCTGCACTGGAGGCGGTGCGCAGGTGTGGTGGCGTCCTAGAGCATCCTTGGGGAAGTCACGCATGGCCGCATTTTGCTATTAATGTGCCGCCGCGCAAAGGCGGGTGGATTGCAGCCGATTGGCTTGGCGGTTGGACCTGCTGCGTAGAACAGGGCCGATATGGCCACTACGCCCGCAAGCCGACGCTGCTTTATGCTGTCGGGTGTGATCTGCCCGCGCTATCCTGGGGCCACAGTGCCGCCAACTTCCCGGCTTGGGCAATCGAAAAGCACGGCTTGGCATATTGCAAGCGCGCGGGTGAACTGGCGTTTCAAGGTGGCGGCAAGGACAGCGGCCCTCGGATATCAACCCCGCCCGCCTTTCGGGATATCCTGATCGGCATGGCTCGCAGTGTAAGGACACACGCATGACCATCATCACAATCTCCCTGGCATTCCCGCACGCTGCTTTATGGCAAAACAAATCGGCGCATCGGTTCGCGCTGGCACGTCACATCAAGGCGTCCCGCAAAGAGGCGTGGGTAGCGGCGATCAGCGCAGGCGTGGCATCCATCAAGGGGCATATGCGCTACCGGGTGCTGATCGAGGGATACCGCCCCACAGGCCCGGGTAGGCCGCATGACGTGTGCAACCTTCCCGCCACGCTCAAGGGCCACATCGACGGGTTGGCTGACGCTCTGGGCGTAGATGACGCGCGCTTTGAGACGGACTTCCCGCGCGTGTGGGCTGGCACTGTGAAGGCGGGGATGATCCGGATGCGCGTCGAGCCGATTCAATCGGTGTGGGTGGAAAACACCGGCACGAAACCCTGAAATCAAAACCCCGCGCCCGACCGGGAATGCCCAATCCTAAGCGCGGGGTTGACTTGTGCCGAGTGATTGGCCAAGGTGCGAGGTGTGAACAACGCTGAGTCTTGATACCATGACGCGCCACAGTGCGCAAGGCTCGGCCAACATAAAGGCCAGACCATGATCGACATTCCCGAACTCAAGCCCTGCCCTTTTTGCGGCGGGACAGACATATGGCCAACCCCACACAGAAACCCTTTCGGGTTGGTTTGTGGTGTGTGTGGCTCGGAAGGCCCGCCTGAAAGCTATGTTGATCCAGACGAGGCAATTACCGCATGGAACACCCGCACCCCGCCGCAGATCAAGCCGCTGGTGTGGGTTGAGACACGCCACAAATCACCTGATCAGCTTGGGATCCGATCTAGCGCGATAGGCATTAACTATGTGATTATTTCTGCGCTCATGAGGGATAATAGCATTCTGTCTTCTGGCGGATCGGCAAACATCGGGCCATTCCACTTTGACACCATTGAGGCCGCCAAAGCCGCCGCGCAAGCTGACTACACCCGCCGCATACTGGATGCGCTGGCATGAGCCATTACATGACCGCGCTTGCCATGCGCCAGACGGGCATTAAGCCTGCAACGAAGATTGTTTTGTATTGGCTGGCCGACCACCACAACGGAGAAACTGGCCTGTGCTTTCCAAGCCTCAAGACGCTGGAACGTGAATGTGAAATGAACCGATCTGCCGTTGTGCGCCACCTTGACGCCCTAGAGGATGCCGGGTTAATCGCTCGGAATCAGCGCACACGGGACAACGGTTCACAGACCAGCACGGCCTACACCCTGCATCTTGTGCCTGTTGCAGAACGCAACACCCCCTGTTGCGAAACGCAACAGCCCCCTGTTGCAAAACGCGACCCCCTTAACCTTGGAATACTTAACCTTGGAATTGAACCCAAAGATACTGACGTATCTTTACCAAAAACCCGGCAGGCTCGAAAATCACGCATGAAGGAAGATGCGGTGATATCTGACGGGATGCACGACGCCGCACACAAGCGCGGGCATTCTCAGCAAGAAGCGGACGCACAGTTTGCCAAGTTCAAAAACAACGCGCTGGCCAAGGGGCTTGGCTATGTGAGTTGGGACCGCGCATTCGTGACATGGCTCGACAGCGAATACTTCCGACCGATCACCACGAAGGGAACACACAATGGGCAACGAAATAGCAACGACGGAAGCGGCGCAGCCATGGCTCAACGAGCCGGGGAGCGCTTTGCAGCACGGCTTATGGATCAGCGGGCGGGTGCAAACGCTTCTCAGCCACTACTTCCAACCGGACAACCCGGCAGAGGTAATGGAAGCTGCGATTGATGATTGGATCGAGGCCTTGGCTCATGTTTCGCAGCATGACATTGAATGGGCGTGTCGGATCTATCTGCGGGATCAGCCGCGCCGCCGCCCAACGCCTGGGGATATTCTTTCGCGCGCTGAAAGCCGTCCACGCCCGGAGCGTCACTCCGATCACCAAAAGGGGGGGGGCGACAGGACAAAGTTGAACGTGGAGCAGCAGCGAATTTTAGATGAGCAAGTTTTGCCGAAGGCGAGGCGCTGGCTTGCTGAGCGGCCCACATTGGCCAACCAGGCAATGAAGACGCTGACGTTCTGGGGTGAGGACGTTTCGCGCTTGCACCCTGGCGACAACGTGCAATGATGAGGATCGCGCGCCTAGGCTAATTACCGAACACCGGCCCTCCCCCGGCTGGCGCGCGACAACACAGGGAGAGCGATTGGAGGTCGCAATGAACCAGACTACAACATTCGGACACAACGAAAGCGCAGTGCGCCTTGGCATCTTAGCCGACACCGCACACCGAGCGCTTGAGCGTGTTGCATCCGGTGAGACTGACACCATCGAGGGGTGGCTTGCATACGGCGCGGCGCTGAATGAGGGGCGCGGGATGTTTCCGTCAGACGAGCAATTTGGGCAGTGGCTGGTGAGTAACAACTTGCGACTCACCGAAAATGACAAGATGGAGCGCGCCGCCGCCATGTGGGCCGCCGCCAATCAAGATGACTTCGACACCACCCGCGCTGCTGGTAACGCCCGCACTGTTCGCGGCATTCATGCCAAATGGCTGGAACTGGACGCGGAACGCAAGGCCGCCGAAGACCGTGAGCGTGCTAAAGTTGCTCGCGAGCGTGCCGAAGCCGAGCGCAAGATTGCCGACGAGGCGCGGCGCAAGGCTGAAGTCGAACGGAGGGAAGTAGCGGCACGGGCCGCAGCCGAGGCAGAAGCCAAAGCAGCCGTAAAGCGCGCCCAGGATGATGTGGCCCGCAAGATTGCGCATGCACAAGCCGTGGCGGCGGCACAGGCGCGGGCCGAAGCTGAACAGCGTGTAAGGGCCGAAGATGACAGAGCAAAGGCGTCAGAGCGTCTTGCTAGGGAGTCCGACAAAGCCGCCAAGGGGGCCGACAGGTCGGCAGCAGCCGCAGACAAGAAAGTTGCCAAAGCAAGGGCTGGTGACACAAGCGATACAGGCACGGCACACGTTTCAAACAACAGCGGCGAAAACGAATGGTATACGCCAGCCATTTTTCTTGAGGCCGCGCGCGATGTTCTGGCGGGAATTGACTTGGACCCGGCGTCCAGCGAGGTGGCTAACCGCACAGTCAAGGCCGCCCGGATCTTCACCGCGCAAGATGATGGCTTGCGGCAAGAGTGGCCTATAGGTTCAATCTGGATGAACCCGCCTTATTCGCAGCCTCTTATGGGGCAGTTTGCAGAAAAGTTTGCATCTGAGATCCGACGCGGTTCAACGGGAATTGTGCTGGTAAACAACGCTACGGAAACCGCGTGGTTTCAAACGATAGCCGCAGAGTGTTCAGCAATTTGCTTTCCAAAGTCGCGAATCCGGTTTCTGGACCCACAGGGCAACCCAGGCGCACCATTGCAAGGACAGGCGATCATTTATTGCGGGCCTGATGCAGCTTCATTCTCAGAAGCCTTTATAGGGTTTGGGTTGGTGGTACGGCATGGGTAATTTTCAAGAGGCGCTAGCCTTTGGGCAGCAGGGGGAGAAAACGGTTTCTGAGTGGCTGCAATCGCGCGGCCACATGGTATTTCCAGCCTACGAAAAAGAGGGTGGAGACTTTAAGGGGCCGCAACTGTTTTCGAAATCTGGCGATCTTGTCTTGCCGGATTTGCTGGCAATGCGAGGCGGTAAGGCAATATGGTTTGAGGTAAAGCGGAAAAGCTGTTTCACATGGCATCGCATAACGCGAAAGTGGGTGACGGGGATCGACTTGCATCATTATGGCCAATACAAAGAAGTTGCAGTCAGAACGAGGTTTCCGGTTTGGCTGGTTTTCCTGCACCCTAGCGACAAGCCAGACGCCGGAGACGTTGCGCACGGGTGCCCGCCGCAATGTCCATCCGGTCTGTTTGGCAATGGCATCGACGTGCTAGCAGATACTGAAAGCCACAGGCACGCAAATTGGGGCAGGCACGGGATGGTGTATTGGGCAAGGGATAGCTTGCGGCTTCTTTCTGGGGAGGGGGATCAATGAACCACTCAGCCACAGAGGCCCTAACCAACGCCACCATCGGCCTGCTGGTATCGTGGGCGATCACATACCTCGCGCTGCCGCTCTGGGGCCTCACGACCACGCCCGCGCAGGCTGGCGGCATCACGGCGATGTATTTCACGGTCAGCTTCGCCCGCTCGTGGGTAATTCGGGAGGTGTTTCGCCGTGTCTGGGATTGAGCGGTTGCAGGCGGATGGATTGTTGGAACGTGACGCTTGACTGCGCAAGCGGATTGCGCAATACTGTAGCAATGGAGGATGACATATGACCAAATTCCAACCAGGCGACCGAGTGCGCCATTGGGTGG